CGTTAGCAGCTTTTGCATAATGATCTGTTTTTTCCTCATCGGTCATATCGCTAGCTTGTACTTGCACTAATGTTCTTTGTAAATTATACATTTCTAAGCCAAGCTTAGTGATAATAGTGTATGTTACAGGAGTAAGCTGTATTTCTAGATCTTGATAAGAAAAAACATGTTCTTGCGGAACATTTTCGTAAAAATCTAAAACATCTTGTAGCTTTATTTCAGCTTCGCTTTCTGTGCCACATTTAGGACAAGTTACAGTCATAGATGAAGTTTCGCCATATGTTGCTAATTTTATAGCCGACAAAATATAATCAACATCTGGTTTAACTAATTTCCAGGGATCTAAAATAGAAGGTACACAACTTTTTATTATATCAGCAGTGGCTTGACCTGAAAACAAAATATCTGGTGTTTTTATAGTAATTTCATCAGCAGCGGTTAGAGCATGAACCGGTAAGTGAACATACTGCTGATCTTGCACTACAGAATCATCATAGTAAATACCACTGCTAGGTAAGTCTATATATAACTTTGCTTGTCTTTTGTATTTTTCTAAAAAAGAGGACATTATATTCTCACTAAATAAGCTATATGTATTTAACATATTAAAATAGGCAGGAAAAATAATGGATCAAGAGTTTGATTATGATCGCTTTGCTAATTCTTTATTTCAAGCAATGGAATCTCGCGGCTTTTCAAACCAACTAGCTACGAGTGCTAATGATGCAGCAGATGGTGTACAGGGTCTCGGACGTGCTGCAAATTCAACAACAGCAGCCTTCGGAGCTGTTGCAGGAACTGTTGGAAAACTGACAGGCGTTATAGGAAACGCAATAAAACAAACTAGAGATAATACGCAAGGTAGTGTAAGACAAGCAGGAAATTTGTTTGGAGGTAAAATATCAGAACAAGCATCACAACTTGCAAACATTGCAGAAGACAGTTTTTATAGGTCGCAAAATATTGCTAATCAAGGAACAATTCTTGACACTATTTCAAAATTTGACCAGCTTGCTGCTAATCTACAAATTAATAAAGATCAACTTGTACAATTAGGCAGTCAGGTAGAATTATTAAGAGCGTCTGGAGGATTACCAGACGAGGTTCTAGACAATTTTATAGCTATCAAAGATGCATTTAATCGAGAGACTTTGGAAAATTTCAAAGCTTTAGGCATAGAGTTAGACACGCTAACCTTTACTTTAGCAGCTCAATCCGCTTTGTTAGGTCCTGTATTTAATAAGGATGAAACAGCCCGAGATAGTCTAAATGACATTATCGAAGAAAACATTATAAATCAAAAACTACTTGCACAAACCACAGGTATGAGTGTTGAAGCCCAACAACGAGCAGTTGAATCTATGATGAACACTCCTGCACTTCTCGCAAGACAGTTAGATTTAATAATAAATCCAAGAGCCACACAAAATCTTATTAGATTTAGTAATACTCTATCTGCTATAGGCGCAAGCGATCTTGCTGAAGGATTCTTAAGTGGCGTCGGCTTGCCTACACCTGGAAATGAAATCGAAGCTGCATTAAAGCCTATGACCACTGCTCTACTAGGACAAATGAACGCAATGATAGCAAGCGGTGCAAGTGCTGAAGAAATAAGGGCAATGGAAGATAGAATTGCACAAGTGTTCGCTCAAGAGTCTGCTGCTAATATGCAGCAGTTCGGTAGATTTGCTCCATACTTAGGCAGCGAATTTGGTTTCTTACGTAGAGATGTAGAACGACAAAGAGCAACTATATTAGGCACAAGCCTGGCAAGTGCCACTGGTCGAGATCCTTTTGTTACTGAGCAAAGAACTAGAGCTCAAGAAAATATTGACCGTCGAATAGAAGGTGTTGATGCGACAATGGATGCTCTTATAGACAATCAGATTTTACTAGCAGAAGCATCAAAAAAAATTAATATAGGCATAGCAGACTTGTTAGATCCCAGTGATGGTATTTTAGTAAGAGGACTTAATACCTTAGTACCATTAGCTGACAGATTTTTAGGAACAGTGGAAGATGTTGCGGGTTTGATGACAAATAGGATAAATCAACAAGACGTTGTTGAGGCCGATGCACAAGCAATGTCTAATATATTAGATAATTTACAAGCTAAACAAGCCACAGATTTAAGGCCCGACGAAAGGTTATTATTAGAGGATTTATCTGCTTTAGAAGACACAATTGATGCCTTAGCCGCAGGAGGCACAGCTAGTACTGCAGATTTCTTAGATTTTAATACTTTAAGAAATGAACAACGTGACCTTATTAAGGCTGAACGGCAAAGAATACTTCAAGCACAACCCGACGCTGGACAAGGACAGCAAGTTAGTCCAGGTATAATTCAAGAAGCTTTACAGCCACTGATAGACAGCCTTATTGAGTTAATCCCGATACTTCGCAAAAGTAATGAAAATCAAGCATTAATGGCAGAAAAATTAAATACTTCATTAGTGCAAAATGCTGCTGCTAATGATAGGGTAAACACAACTGCGCAACAAACAGGCGGGATAGTAGCATTCAACCCGGGAGCTCGTTAGTGAATAGTAACAGTATCGTCTTCGTCTAGTTCTTCTTGTGCATACTGTTCTTCAGCTTCTAATTCTTCAAGTGCAGTAGTGAGACTGCTATCATACTTAGAATAACTATCTGCAAAACGTATGTCAGTAACTGCTGTCAAAAACACTTTGTCTTTATCTATGGTAATAGGTTTTGCAATGTCTATACTGTAGATCCATGGTACAAGACTAATACTGCCTGGTTCTTCAGATTCTACCATTGTAACTGGACGCATTACAACTATCTCAGAATCGCTTTCTTGTGTAACATCGCCGATTATCTCTTCGCCTGTGATCAGTTTAAGAGTCGTGATTGTCATCTTTTTTACCTTTTTGTTTGTTTCCGTAGTACTTTTCGTACTGTTCTGTAGTCAGCATAGGACCAGGAGTACTTTGGTCAACATGCACAGGTCTTGGTTTTTTTGTCTTTTTGTCAGCCATCAAACTTACTTATACTTTTTTAAATACGTTTAATATTAACATAAATATAACATCAAACCAAGTGAAATGCAATGAGTTGGAAAAAATATTTTACACCCTATGACGGTTCTGCTAGTCCTATAAGCGGCGCATCTACAAATGCAAGCGGACCGGCTAGTGCAAACTACAGTAGCTATTTGCCAGACGTGTACGTCGGTTCACCTAACCGTGTTGAACGTTATGGTCAGTACAATACCATGGACATGGACAGTGAGGTAAATGCTGCACTAGACATCCTAGCAGAATTTTGTACACAAAAAAATCATCAAGGTAATCATTTTGATTTTGAATTTAACAAACCTGCTACTAGTTCAGAAGTACAAATACTTACGCAGTACATGAGGCAGTGGTGCAAACTAAATGACTTCGACACTAGAATGTTTAGAATTTTTAGAAACGTGTTTAAGTACGGTGACGAAATATTCTTAAGAGATCCAGAAACTAAAAAACTGTATCATATAGATCCAGCTAAAGTTTCGAGAATTATTGTAAACGAGAGTCAGGGCAAAACACCTGAACAATATGTTATTAGAGATATTAACTTTAATTTTGTAGAAGGTATTGCAACTACACCTCATCAAACCAGCGGAAACATACAGGGCGGTAATCCTGCATACGCTACTGGCGGAGCACGAGGTATGGTAGGCAATGCTGCTCAACAAGCTGGTTCTAGATTTTACAGAGAACAACAAGAACTTGGCGTAGGTGCTGAACATGTTTTACATCTAAGTTTGAGCGAAGGACTAGACAACAACTTCCCGTTTGGTAATAGTTTGTTAGAAACTGTATTCAAAGTTTACAAGCAGAAAGAATTGCTAGAAGACGCAATTATTATCTATAGAGTACAGCGTGCGCCAGAACGTAGAGTATTTTACGTTGACGTTGGTAACATGCCTGCACACTTGGCTATGCAGTTTGTAGAAAGAGTAAAAACAGAAATTCATCAACGTAGAATACCAAGTGCTACAGGTGGCGGCACTAATGTTATTGATTCAAGCTACAACCCACTTAGCATAAACGAAGACTACTTCTTCCCGCAAACAGCAGAAGGTAGAGGTTCTAAAGTAGAAACACTACCCGGCGGTACTAACCTTGGTGAGATCGACGACTTACGCTATTTTACTAACAAACTTGTGCGTGGACTACGTATTCCTTCGAGCTATTTGCCAACCGGCGCAGATGACGGTGCAAATAATTTCCAAGACGGTAGAGTTGGAACAGCATACATTCAAGAACTGCGTTTCAACACTTACTGTGAAAGACTACAAGGCTTACTTGTAGAAACATTCAACAGAGAGTTCAAAAGATATCTATTAGAAAAAGGTGTCAACATTGACACTGAAATGTTTGACTTGACATTTGTAAAGCCACAAAACTTTGCAAGTTATAGACAAGCAGAACTAGATAATGCAAGAGTTCCAACATTCGGACAAATGGCTGCTCTACCATATATTTCAAATAGATTTGCAATGAGTCGTTTCTTAGGCCTTACTGAAGAAGAAATCAAAGAAAACGAAATATTGTGGCAAGAAGAAAACGGTGAAGACGCTAATGCTGCTGCTATGGACCCTAGTGCAGAAATGAGATCAGCTGGCATCAGTGGCGCTGGCATCGGTGCTGATTTAGGAGCACTAGATACTGAAGCACCGGGAGATGATCTAGGAGATGCAGTACCACAAGAAGGCACTGCACCAGAAACAGCAACATCTCCGCCAGAAGCAGGGGAAACTCCTCCAGCAGGCGGCGCAGGCGGAATTTAGGAATAAATAAAGTTATGTTTTTAAGAGAATTTTTCTATTTTGATGATAACCTAGAGAATGTAGAAGATCCTAGCTATGACAACAGCTACGATCAGTCTGTTGTTGATCCGTCGGATACACGAGTAACTAGGCTATGTCTTAAAGACATAAATCGTGCACGTCTTGCTAGCGATTTCCATAATTCTGAAAAGCAAGAAGAACTTTCTAGAATACGTGATATGTATAAGGTGCCTGATCAAGCATCTATCTAAATACCATGGGCAAAATTGATAAAAGCAAGTATACCAAAGAAGAGTATAGATCTCTTAAGCGTAAAATACAACAGAAAAAACTCAAAAGAGAACGCAAAAATAATCCAATACCCCAGCCTAATATAATAGAAAAACCTGTTGAACTTCCTAAAACTTCCGGAGTAACAGCATTTGTAATAGGCAACGGAACAAGCAGGCGTGGTATTGATATAGACGCATTAATGAATCACGGGATTGTGTATGGGTGTAATGCTCTTTATCGCAATCACAGGCCCCATCATTTAATAGCTGTTGACGTTAAAATGGTAATGGAAATAAACAGAGAAGGGTACAATGTACACAACTCTGTATGGACAAATTATAACAAAGCTTACGAAAAATTTAAAAATTTAAACTATTTTAAGCCTAGTAAAGGTTGGAGTAGTGGGCCTACGGCCTTGAATTTAGCAATAGAAAACGGCGCTAAAACCATCTATATCTTAGGTTTTGACTACAAAGGTTTGAACAATGGCTCAAAATTTAATAACATGTATGCAGATACAAACAATTATAAAAAGTCAACTGACGGTGCAACTTATCACGGAAATTGGCTTAAACAAACTAAAACTGTAATACAGCAACATACAAAAGTTCAATTTGTTAGAGTAGTAGAGCCTGATACATTCGTGCCAGAAGATTTAAAATTTAGCAATTTACAAACACTACACAAAGAAACATTTATAAATTTATTTAATTAACGTTTTAACATACCAGAGTAATAAAAAAATATACCAAAAAAGTACGTATAAACACTACTTTTTTAATAAAATACGTAAATAACATGACAGTTTACAATCATTCACTCGAAATTCCTTTTGTAAAATTTTTTTTATAAAAGTATTTTTTCCTGTGTATAATAGTAGGCATTTTATGCATTAGAAAGGATATAGCAATGGCTAAAACTAATAAGTTTGAAGAAATGCTTGAGCGTCTTGTTAACGAAGACGTGCAGGGCGCAAAAGATCTTTTTCATGAAATTGTTGTGGAAAAGTCGAGAAACATTTACGAGTCTTTACTCGAAAATGACATGTACGATGAAGAAATCGAAGAAGATGTTGATGCAGAACTAGAAGAAGATGCTGACGAAGATCTTGAAGAAGATTTTGATATCGAAGAAGATTTTGATATCGAAGAAGATTTCGACGTAGAAGAAGATTTTGATATCGAAGAAGCCGACGACGACATGGAAGGTCCTGACATGGAAATGGGCATGGACGACATGGACGACGACATGGAAGGCGGCGACATGCAAGATCAAATAGATAGCTTAGAAGCACAGCTAGACGATCTCAAATCTGAACTTGAAGCTGCAATTGACGCAATGGATGACGACGAAGATATGGGCATGGACGACGAAGATATGGACATGGATGACGAAGACATGGACATGGAAGACGAAGACATGGGCGGTGATCCAGCAGACGATTTAGCAGACGATGTTGAAGACGACGACATGGAAGAGTCTGCTGAAGAAGACGAAGATCCTGTTAGTGAGTCAGACATGATGAAGCGCTACATGAAAAAGCTAGACGAATATAGCACACCTGCTCCAAAGCCGGAAAACCCAACTGCTGACAATTCTAAATCAGCTGTTGCAAGCAAAAATGACATGGGCGGCGAAGCTAACGAAAGCTATGGCGGCGACGAAAAAGGTCGTGCAGCACCAACTGCTAAAGACATGGGCGTAGATGCTGAAAATGCTCCTGGCAACAACGGCAAAAAAATGAGTGCAGCTCCGAAAGCTAAACACGAAGACAACAAAGCTAGCTCACCAATCGGTAGCTAAACAAAGGAATCGGGATGATCAACTTAGTAGAAAACCTTACATATGACGAGGCCAAAATAGTTGTCGAGTCTGCTAATGAAGGCAAGAATTTGTTCATGAAAGGAATTTTCATCGAAGGTGGCGTCAAAAACGCTAACCAACGAGTTTATCCTGTGAATGAAATTCAGAAAGCTGTCGAAACTGTTAATGAACAAATTAAAGGCGGCTATTCGGTTCTCGGTGAAGTTGATCATCCCGACGGTCTTAACATTAACCTTGATCGTGTTTCACACATGATCGAAGGTATGTGGTGTGAAGACTCAAAAGGTTTCGGTAAACTAAAGATTTTAGAAACACCAATGGGACAACTAGTAAAAACATTGCTCGAAGGCGGTGTAAAGCTAGGCGTTTCCAGCAGAGGTTCAGGTAACGTAAAAGAAGACGGATCAGGGCAAGTAAGCGATTTTGAAATTGTAACAGTTGATATTGTTGCACAACCAAGTGCTCCTAGTGCTTATCCAAGTCCAATTTATGAACATTTACTGAATACTAAAGGCGGATACAAGGCATTACAATTAGGCAGAGAAGTTCAAGACGATGCAAAGGCACAAAAATATCTAAAAGAATCGCTGGTTAATATAATCAGTGGTCTCCAATAACAGGAGAATAATATGTTGGATGCACTAAAAACATTATTTGAAAATAATGTAGTATCGGAAGAAATTCGTGCCGACATAGAAGATGCGTGGAATAATAAAATTGACGAAAACAAAAAGCAGGTAACTGCTGAGCTTCGTGAAGAATTTGCACGTAAATATGAGCACGATAAGCAGACAATGGTTGAATCTATTGACAAGATGCTTGAAGAATCACTAGCTGGTGAAATTGCAGAATTCCAAGAAGATCGTAAGCAATTAGCAGAAGCAAAGGCAAAGTATGCTGTAGCAATGCGTGACCACTCTGAAAAGCTTGAAGGCTTTATCATGGAACAGCTAAGTGCAGAAGTTTCTGAACTACATGAAGATCAAAAACAAGTTGCAGCAAAGTTTGAAAAATTAGAAGAATTTGTAATTGAAGCTCTTACTAAAGAGATTTCAGAATTCTATACAGATAAGAAAGACTTAGCTGAAACAAAAGTTAAGTTGATGCGTGAATCAAGAAACGCATTTGATGAAGTAAAGAAAGACTTTATCAAGACAAGTGCTAAACTAGTTAACAAAACTGTAAGTGAATCATTAAAGACTGAACTTTCTCAGTTGAAAGAAGATATCACAGTAGCACGTCAAAATGATTTTGGACGCAGATTGTTTGAATCATTCCAGCAAGAATATGTTGGTAGTCATTTAAATAAAAAGTCCGAAACTGCAAGACTTCTTAATGTTGTGGCTGAAAAAGAGACACAACTGAAAGAAGCTGAAGAGAAAATAGCTGAAGCTAACAAATTGTCAGAAAGCAAGAATACTGAAATCAAGCTTCTGAAAGAGAGTGCAGTGCGCACAGAAAAAGTAAATGAGTTGCTATCACCTTTGAGCAGAAAGCAAAAAGAAATAATGACTGATCTACTAGAAAGTGTCCAAACTGCTAAGTTAGAAACAGCGTTTAACAAGTACTTACCTGCGGTTATTGATGGAGATGCTCCTAAAGCAGCAGCTAGTAATAAGGCAAAATTAACAGAAGGCAAAGAAGTAACAGGCAACAAAGAAACAAATAATAACATTAGTTCTACAGCAGACGATAATAATGTCGTTGACATCAAGCGTCTTGCAGGCTTAAAATAAGGAGAGATTAATTATGTCAGAACTACTAGAAGGTCGCTGGCACGACACTAAAAGTGCTTTGCTTGAAGGCCTAAACGGTAACAAAAAATCCGTAATGGAAGCAACTCTCGAAAACACTCGTAAGCACTTGATGGAAACCGCGACTGCTGGTGCAACTGGTGCAGGTAACGTTGCTACCCTTAACCGTGTGATCCTACCAGTGATCAGACGTGTAATGCCGACTGTAATTGCAAACGAAATTGTTGGTGTACAGCCAATGACAGGTCCAGTTGGTCAGATCCACACTCTACGTGTTCGCTACAGCGACACAGCTGGTTCTGGTGCAAGTGGTGCAGTTGCAGGTGAAGAAGCACTTTCACCATTCAAGATTGCAGAAGCTTACTCCGGTAACACTTCTACAGGTAAAGGTGCTAACACAGCTAACCTAGAAGGTTCCGCTGGTAACCGTCTAAGCATTCAGATCCTAAAGCAAACTGTTGAAGCTAAGTCACGTAAGCTATCCGCTCGCTGGACTTTTGAAGCTGCACAGGATGCACAGTCACAGCATGGTATTGATGTTGAAGCTGAGATCATGGCTGCTCTAGCACAAGAAATAACAGCTGAAATCGACCAAGAGATCCTAGCTAGCCTAGGTACACTTGCTGGTACAGTTGAAACATACGATCAGGCAGCAGTGTCTGGTACAGCTACATTCGTTGGTGATGAGCACGCAGCACTTGCAGTTCAAATTAACCGTGCAGCTAACCTAATTGCACAGCGTACACGTCGTGGCGCAGGTAACTGGGCAGTTGTAAGTCCATTCGCTCTTACAATTCTTCAGTCTGCAACTACTTCTGCGTTCGCTCGTACAACTGAAGGTACTTTCGAAGCACCAACTAACACAAAGATGGTTGGTACTCTAAACAACGCTATGAAGATCTACGTAAACACCTATGCAGGTGACGGCCAAGCTGTACTTGTTGGTTACAAAGGTTCTTCCGAGTCTGATGCAGCAGCGTTCTATTGCCCATACATCCCGCTAATGTCAAGTGGTGTGGTACTAGATCCTAGCACATTCGAACCAGTAGTTAGCTTCTTAACACGCTACGGCTATGTTGAGCTTTCTAACACTGCTTCGTCGCTAGGTAACGCTGGTGACTACCTAGCTGAGGTTGCTATTACTAACGGTAACGTATCCTTTAGCTAAGTTAAGTTTATTTTATAAAATAGGGCCTACGGGCCCTATTTTTTTGACTTTTTTTGGTTGACTTTATAAACAAAGACTGTATATTAAACACTGTAACAAGACGTTGTTACAATATAGGTTGACTGAATAATCCGTGGCAGATGCGGATAAAGTAATACCGAAGGGGATAGCTTCCCGTCTTAGCAGATGCAGGTAAGTTTGGGTCGAGTAGACAGGAGTCTGCCAAAGACCCATTGAAGGTAATCCTTAATCCTTCACCTATTTTTTTATAGAAAAAGGCATGTTGTTTTGCAGCATGCCTTTTCTCTTATGTTGATAAATACAATGTCATAGAGAGAACCTCAATGATGAGGACTTATGCTGTACCCACAGCGTAGACCTAGAACGTCACAAAGGAGAAAAAAATGGGACGTCCAGTAAATAAAAGAAATTTTGGCGCAACAGGTGTTGACGCTACACCAACTATTCCAATTAGATTCCACGATGGCTCTAGTTTAATTGAAGGTAAAATACTTTCACAAAGAGGCACAAACAAATTTAACTGTTCAAACGACGGTGATACAATCACAAGAATTTGTAGACTAACATCAGACGGTTCTGCACCTAATGCTAACTTTGAATGTCAACTTATTGGCATTGGCGCTGGTGGCGGAGCAATTGCAATTGCAAAGCTTTTTAACAGAACTGCTATAGACTATGATGGCAATCGTTATACATGGGCTACTGAAGATGACTCAACAGAGTCTATTCTAAGACTTACTGCAATTTAAGGGTAAAACATGTCAAGGATTGTTAGAGTACATAACGACGATTATAGTATAGTTGTAGATAACGGTTCTTCAGGAACCATTACCCTTGACACCACAGGTGACAGTGGTTCTATACAAGGAACCACTGTCATTAAAGGAAACCTACAAGTTCTTGGTACAACTACTACTGTTGAATCAGAAACTGTTACAATAGACGATAATATAATTGTTTTAAACGATGGCGAAACTGGTGCTGGTATAAACGCATCTGTTAATTATAAGTCAGGAGTTGAATTAGACCGAGGTAGTCTTAATAATGCACGTATTGTTTTTGATGAACAAACAGCATTTTACACTGCTGGCTCGTCAGGCACTGGTAGTTTTAAACTAGAAGACTCTACAGGTGCACACTTGCCATTAAGCACAAACAGTATTCATGCACAAGGCACGTTATATTTAACTACACCTGGTAGTCATATTTCTGTAGCTGGCGAAGCAAATTATGAAGAAAACGTTTATCGTTATGCAAGCGGAATAATTGTAGATCTTGGCGGCGGCTATATCATAGATGATGATGCTATACCAAACGCTAAAGCAGTAAATGATCTAGTTACATATAGACTTACAGTCACAGGGGCTAATCAAATTGTCAGTGCTGATACGAAAGTAAGAGCGCTAGACGAAGATGTAACTTTGCAAGAAAGTAGAGTAGCAGTAGAAGTAGATGGATTAAATCCATTTAATTTTTATTCTAATCGTACAGAGCTTCATAATATAAGAATACAAGATAATCAAATTTCAACGCTTAATGCGGACAGTACAAGTGCAGATCTTATTCTTAGTGCCGGCGGTACAGGAAGTATTAGAGCAGATGATGCAATTATTATCACAAACACCACATTCCAAGCAGAAGATGCATCAGCTCCAACTGCGCCTAGCGAAGGTGTAAAAATTTATGGTGATACAGTCGGAGCAGGCAACACCGGTTTACACTTCATTAACAGTGCTAGCACATCAAGTGAACTTATAAGTAAAGATAAAGCATTGCTTTTTGCAATGTTATTTTAAGGATTTAAAAAATGGCAATAGCAAACGCAACATTAGCAGCAGGTAACACTGACATATTGACTGTGCCAGCAAGTACAAAGTATGCAATTTTGAATATAATTGTTTGTAACAACTCAGGTTCTTCGCAATCATTTGATCTGCATTTTAGGCCAGATGGCGAATCAGTTGATAACGAAAACAGAGTTGCAAATTCTGTTACTGTAGATGCAGGCGATACTTTTGTATGGGATTTTTCTAGAATTATAATAGAAGAAACCGATGTAGTTACGTTTAACAATGCAAGCACAAGTTTGTCTGCTACAATTAGTTATATGGTGGCATAATGAGATACTTAAAACGTCAAACTACAAACAGGGCTGCTGTTGAAGGCAAGGGTGTAATCTACGATATCAACGGTCAAGTTGTATTAGATAGTACAGATATGATGTTAGTGCCTAAAGGTACAACAGCAGATGCTACTACAAGCTATACTGAAGGTCATATACGTTACAACACAACAAGTAATGAGTTTGAATGTTATCAAAATGGCGCTTTACGTAAAATGCGCTTTAAAGAGCCTACCACTATCACACAGCAAACAGTAGGATACGGTGATGCTGTTGAAACTATTTTTGGTCCATTAGCAAGTGGTGACAGTGATTACCCAAATCCAGCAGCGGCGCAAAATATTATAGTGCTTGTTGAAAATGTTTTTCAATTAGCAACTACTAACTACACAATAGTTCAAAATCCAGGTAATAGAATCGAAATTGACTCTATTATTAGTGTTGGCACTACAACTGTAATACAAACAGCTACTACTCATGGATTATCGCAAGGCGATCTAGTGTATGTAAGTCAGGTTGAAAGTAGCACTGACGATAACCTAGAACTGTTAAACACTGACGATTCGTCGTCCCCGGGAAGTCATAATATTGAAAGCGTTCCTGCAGCAAATAGACTCGAACTAGGAGTTGATACATCAGGCGCAAACATTGCAAACTATGTAGCAGGCACTGGATTTATTTTAAAAGCAGGATCTAGCACCGGTCCTTATTTAGATGGTTATTATTTGCAATTTACCTCTGCACCAGATTTAGGAAAACCTATTACTGTGCTTCATAACTTCGACAAGTGAGAACTTTATGACATTTGGAATGAATACTACTCATGGTAATCAAGTGGTTTTTGATTTACTTAATCGTATCAAGCTAAGTGGAAAACAGGATAGAGATGCTATAAAAATGTTATATGATCATTTAGATCACTTGAGTGATAGCAGTAAATTTAGCGAAAGCAGTGATAATAATGTAAAAAAACTTGCTGTTGAGTGGCTAGAACAAAACGAAATTATTAAACCTAAGTTGTATAATTACATTGACATTTAATGAAGCACTGAAAAAATTGTCTCAAACTTATTTTTAATTACTTTACTTTTCAATGTTTTTACTATACCTTGATGCAAAGGCTGAGGCCAGTCGTTATAACTTGCCCATGCATAACCAGAGTGTTCGTCATTTAGTTTAGGTATAAACTCGTTTTCAACTGTGCAAACGTAAGTATAATATTTAAAACGTTTGTCTCTACTTGTGAAAGTTTCGATAGGTATTGTTTTAAGTATGTTTACTTTACCTATTTCTTCGTCAATTTCTCTATATAATGCTTCGCCCGGAGACTCTTCATATTCGTTAGTGCCGCCAACTAATCCCCACACATTGCTGTTTTTACTTTGTTTTCTATATAAAAATAAAAATCGTCTAGTAGCAAGAGAATAAATCATTGCTCCGCTACACCTAATATTGCTCATATAATATATATTATCAATTGTAGTCTAGACGCCATGTTCCCGGATGGTAAATTCCGTCAAATGCCTTGTACCATTCGCCTTCGTCGGGGTCAAATTTATATTGTATATTGGTGTTTATATTTGTTGTATATATTATTGTACTATCTAAACTTGCAACACTTGCATCGAATACTACATTCCATTTCGTGCCCGTCCATTCTACTATATCATTAGCACCTGCAATGAAATCACTCCCGTCTGCATTCTTCCATGCGTCTGGTCCGTCGTACACGTAATTGTTCGGAGTAGAACCTACATCCTGGCCTACATTAACACTTGTATTGATAGCTTCTAGTAGTAAAATACGGGGGCTTTCACTACTCACGTTTCTTGGATCAAAATTCCTAGGATTTACAATATAATCTACTGTGCCTCTAGTGCCATTTTCACCTTCTAAAAGTGTATCGCTCGGA